AGGAAGCGGTTATCCACCGACTCACCTTAAACACAAAACTAACTAAATCAACTTAGTTAAGTCTAATCCTTAAGCGTTCGAGACGCCTTCGAAATCGACAGCAGTGATGCTCACCTTGACGAATTCTTTGTTTCCACCTTTTTCGTCAATCTTTGTAATCCAGCCAGCGAATGAAGAAGAAGCACTGCCAGAAGGATAAGCGGTGTTAGCATTAAGGCTGAATGTAATAGCATCACCCAACGCAGGCATCGTTCCGACCTTCACGATTCCCTCAACAGTCAATTCCGACTTGCGGTCATCTGCTCGCCAAGTCTTCGTCAATCCGTTCTCGTCAGCGACAGTCGCTTCTTCGTTGAAATTCGATGACAGGCTGTATGACTGCACGAACAGATTCGTTACAGCTCCACTAACGCCGAAAAGACAGGTTGTTCCTTTTAGAATCGATGCCATATAAATTGTTAGTTATGGCAACTTCTTAAGCAGGCAACACAGCCAGAATATCAAACGCGAATACAGTCGCCCAATTTCGCTCATCTACACCCTCATCTTCGGACATCAGGCTCACGTCGTAGCAGAAAGCATCCGCTGAAGCACTGAAAGCCGTCTTAAGTTCCGCTAAATCCTGCATCCGAGCCGTCAATGCAGCACATCGAGCCCGGTGATCGCTCAGGGTTGTGTCGTCCACAGACGAAAACAGCGTCACTCGAACCGAGCACGAGTAATTACCTAACCCTTCTGGGAGGTCGGCAGGGGTCTTAGCAGAGTCGCAAAGCACTACTGCCTTCGGTAACTGCATAACATCCGATGAGTCTCCGGAATACACATTCACACCAGCAAGTCCTGTTTCAGCTTGTAAATAGGTTTTGACCACCGATTCGACGATATGACGGATAGATTTAGTGCCCATTGGTTATTGGTTAGTTATTTGTTGTTAAATTTTTTAGCGTTTCTGATGAAATACTTTTCGAGCTCAGCGTGCATTTGTTTCACTCGGTTACCGTAAACAATATTAGGAACGTCTGCGTCTGTTGCTACGTTGTCGTTGTCGCCGATTGAATTGCCCACCTTGATTGATAAATTAGAATAATTGCTCATGGAGGCAACTGTGTATCCTTGTGTCACTCCATGACGAGTAATCCAAGTTGGCACTTTTCCACCAAAGCGTTTAATTTGCTTACCCTTCATCGGTGGCAATCCTTTCATCGCACCAGCCCATCCAGCCTTTAGTTTTCCTACTTCAGATTGTTTCTTTTTGATGTAAGCCTGTAAATTAGCCTTCGATTGCACGAGGTATTTATTCAGCCAATTAAAGCCCGGTCCACCGTTGCGCACAATGCGTCCGTTCTTTGTTTTCAGGATGCGTTCGTGAATAGCGTCGATGTCCTGCACGATGTGGTCAGTTCCGTAGTCGCTGTGCCGAGGAACGTATTTAGCGAATAGATTCTTTGCCTTACTGAATGCTCTGTCTTGGTCAGAGTCCGCTGCGATTTTATAGAATACATTATTCGACATCTCAGCCTTGCCTGCGTATTTCTTCATCAGGCTTGTGAATTGCCCTTTGTCGCCTGCGTAGAGCGTGTTGCACACAGCTCGAAAGAACATAAATTTCGATGCCTTGCGGTCATCAATAGCAACTGCAATCGTCCCGATGTCGCGTTTAACTGCACCCTCACCTGTCTTTTCAGCCTTTTTGCTCAATCCATCTTTTCCACCCTTCGGCAAAGGAGGAGTGAATCGCATGGCATCAAAACAAGCCAGACCAGCCTGCTGAATCATTACGTCGTGCAAATCCTTTCCGACATTTTGAGCAAATTCAGTTATCGCCTGCGTGAACTCATCACGAGTCTTAGGCGTTATTTTAGTTTTAACTTCCATTCTTACTGATTGTCGTCAATCACCACCAGCGTTATCCAAGCACTACCAGGCTTATAGGTAACTGAATTAACGCGAACAGTCTTTCCTCCAGCCGTTATCTTCTTTCCAAATCCAAGCGACGAATGCGGAGCACCTGATACCAGAAGCCCCGTAGAAGCCCCTACGCGACCATCTGAAGCCGTCCAAGAGGCTGTTGCGGTTGCTACCTTAACACTGAATTGCGTGCGGTCACAATACCCACCAGCCTCCAGCACCTGCGTCTGCATTGGGTCCGAGATAAGGCACAGAAAAGTTATCGCTCCAGAATTCGACGATCCAGCCACTCCGAAGTCAGCAAGCATTTCCTTAGCGTCATCGAGAAAGTCAGGATACAGAGCCATAATCTTGCCGAATCTGGAAACAGAAACAAACACTCATAAAATTTAGGCACAAAAAAACCCCACCCTTTCGGATGAGGTCGTTTTGCAATCTCAGACTGATTAGGCAGTCTTGAGGCGATGCAGAGAGGTCGAACGACCAACAGCAGCACCGAAGAGCACTTCAGCAGTGATATTCGTCCATCCACCTTGCTCTTGGAACATCACGACTTGGATGGTGATGCCAGACTCAGGGTCGGTTGCTTGGCTAACTTCAGCACCAGCAATCTCGGTCATAGGTAAGCCTGATGCTACGGCCAGCGAATCTGCTCCACAAGCGAATCCTGCAAGATTTTCTCCGTTCGTTGGGAGGTCGGTGAATTGATAAACAGAAGCACCTGCGATTTGACCGATAGAACCGCTTTGGATAACTTGAGCACCGAGACCAGCAGCACCGATGATTTGGCTATCAGCCAAGAGGTCGTTGGTGTAGTCAGCGTTCAAGATGAAAGCACGACGAGAACCAGCTTTAGCAGCGTCGAGCACACCCTTAGCAGTTACCAATTCAGCGTAGGTTACGTCAGCACCGGTGTTAACGTTCGAGGTGAAGTTAGCATTGGTGATTAAAGCACCGATTTCAGAAAGGCACTTAGCAGCGATAGCGTCAGCAGCGGAAGGACCGAAAGAATTCACGAGGAATTGCATTCCGTATTCCTTCACGTCGATAGGACGGAAGCGATGCGTTGAAATGAAGTGCTTGAGAGTAACGTCAGTCTTTGTGAGCGTAGCGTTGGACTCAGCGAGATATCCAGAAGCACCGAATTCAGCGGCAACAGAAGTTCCGACTAAGGGCACTTGGATAGTTTTACCAGCTCCGCTCGAAACAGCAGTGAAGTTGCTCGAGAAAGCGTTGAGGGCAGGGAGTTTGCCCTTCATATTTGAAATAACTGCTTCAGCAAGGACAGCTGGAGCAGAAACGATATTATTAGCCATAGATAGTTAGTAATTAGGGGTTAGAGAAAAGTTAAGAAATTTATAGATTATAAACCACGAACGATTTCGTTCTTATATTTAGCGTAGTAAGCACTGCGTTCAGCACCAGCGGGCATAGAGAGAAATGCCTCTAAGTGACTCACTGCTTTCTTAGGAGCATCGGCAGGGCTGATTTCAACAGGGTCTACTCCAACCGAAGAAGCAATCTTAGCGGCTTCAGCGGAAGCACTGATTTGATTCTTTTGGAGTTCAGCAATCTTGTTCAGCAATTCAGCGTTCTCAGCGGTTACTTTTTCCAAAGCACCAGATAGTTCACCGACCTTAGCAGAAAGCTCTTTTAATTCAGTTTGCTCTTTTGCTACCAATGCTTCCATAGCAACACGAATCTCGTCGCGTTCAGTAACGACAGCAGAGATTTCAGCGGATGCCTTAACGAGTTGTTCTTCGATGGTCATAAATTTGTTATTATTGGCAACTTCAGCAGAATTTTCACCAGAATTGTCAGGCACTTTCATTTTAACAACGCACCGAGTGAATCAGCCAATCCGGTCAGAAGTCCCTTTTTCGAGGCGACCTTACCTGACATCGCTTGACCCTTCAGAGCATCCTCAGAAACGAATTTACGTTTTTGTTTAATCGACGCTACGAAATCGGTATAAATCTCGTCCACTTGTTGTTGGAAGTAATCAATTTGCTCCTGACTTAATGACGTGCCCTCGAGACCAGCCGCCTTTAGTGGAGTAGCCGATGATTTAATCACGAGCATTTGCACACCTGACATCGCGTAAAGTCCTGACATATCAGGCACAGCCATATAAACGCCGACGCTTCCGACATCAGAAGAAGGTGAACCGACGACACGATCAGCCGATGCACCGAGCCAATAAGCAGCCGATGCCATCATTCCGTCCGTATAAGCCGTCGTTGGCTTAGTAGAATTCTGAATCTTGCGAGCGACTTCTTCGACTCCTGTTACAGTTCCACCGGGCGAGTCGATATGAAACACAATCTCTTGCACTTCAGGGTCTGCGAGAAAAGCGTCAATTTGCTGACTGACTTCATTCAAATCAACTGCACCTGTCATTTTCTCAAGAGGAGAGAGTCCCTTACCGATAACACCGACGACAGGGATGATGCCGTATTTTCCGACCTTATAAGGCTTCGGAGTTTCACCAAAGATTTGACTGAGTAAGTCAGAGATTCCGTAAGTGCTCACTCGCTCAGCGTGCGTCTTTGCCTCGATAGGGTCGATTAAAAGAGGAGAACGACCGCTTAGTGCTTTAGATAAGAATTTCATAAAATAGTTAGTTAATTATTATTAGTCTTGGTTGTCTTCGTTTTGGTTGATGAGCTCATCTGTGCTCAAATTAGCATCTGACTCTTCGACATAAGGTTTAGGAGCAAGCGGAGCGAGAGTTCCTGGTTGAACATTCGTTGGCTTATAAAGCATCTCAATCGGGAGTCCGGTTTGCTTAGCGAGGTTCACGATGTAAGCCATATCTTCTGCTCTCTTTGCCATTTCGCTTCGGAAATCCAATCCGCGTTGAGCGTATAATTCAGACATCGAAAGAAGTCCTAATTCCACGTCAGCGCGATCATTCGCTGCTTCACGACCAGCATCAACCGTTACTCGCTTCGGAGTCGTCCACGATACTTTATTCCAATCTGGGTCGTCTGGCAATTCGCCGTTAGCGATAGCGTCACCGATAACATATCCCCAAGTCGGAACGCATAATTGCTCAATGATTATATTTTGCCACTTCTGGAACACTCGGTCAGCCTTTGCCACTACCATTCGTAACGCACCGCCGTTAGTCTTGGAAGGGTCTCCGATGAATTCATAAGGCAATACGCCTCTGCTTATGTCTCGCTGAATCGCCTCTAAGAAACCTGTGAATGTCGGGCTGGGTCGGTTTGACTGCACCGATTGAACAGACTCTCCAACATCAAGAGCCAGAATATTACCACCCATCGACGCAGCGACATCGCCGTAGTTCGTTGGAGCGGTAGCACCGAGTTCCGATGCCATATTGTCGTCGATTGTTCCGCCTGTTTTGTTGATGACCAGGGAAATTTGAGCAGAGGTTTTCGCTGCAGTTTTCTCGATAGCCAACAATTCCATTTCGTCCTGCACGTCATTCCAGCTGTGCTGAAGGACAGGAACACCACGAGCACCACTTGCGTATTCGTGGTCGATGATGTGCATCACAGCAGGAGCAATAATCTCACGACTCATTCCGTCGCTTTTATAAACATTATAGCCAACTAATTCGCCATAAGCACCGAATCGAATCCCGTCGAACATTCCGTCTGGCTCTTTTTCAGGAGGCAAAGGATTCCCGACTCGATGAGCCTCGACTAATTGTAACTTCGGTTTGTCGCCTGCGTTCCGAGTTTTAATAGCAAAGGAGTCTCCGTCTCTCGCTGCACTTCGCAGAAGAATTGACTGCACCTGCCAGAAATTAAAGCGATTCGTGATGTCGCACTTCTTGCACCACTCAGTGAAATAATCCTCATAGAGTTTAGCATTCTTTGCATGGCTCTGGTGTCTAATGCCGTCACCGATTGAATACTGCACGAGGTCGCCGAGAATCTGACGAACCATTCCGCTGTTGCGGTCACCCCAACGCAATCGACGCATCATTTCGATACGATCACGAGGACTCAAGTCACGACGCTGGTCTTGGACAGGCGGAGCATACAATGCCGTTCTGTTCTTGCTGTAATTCACAGAGTTCCACCCACCCTGAGCAGATTGCTTCTTGAATGATTTATTGCCCTTAGAAGTCTTAAGCGACTGCTTGGTTTTTTTAGCAGGTGATTTCGGCATTGGTGTTAAATGTGTTATAATTAAAAGACATCCCTACCATTACGCCACGATGGACGCAGAACACGATTTTGTTTTCCGTAGGTATTGGGGTCTAAAATTGATAACGCATACATCGCCTCATCGAGCATGTCCTTAGGGTGCATCACAAAATTTTTCGAGACGGATGAACCGCTGTCTGAGTAGCTCATGGTCGTCTTTCCTTCAGTGATAAGGCTGACCGCCTTGCATTTAATCAGCAATAGTTCGTCCTCAGTGAGTCCTATGAATAAGCCAGATGCCATAATACTGACTTTTCTGGCAATAAATCGAAAAGGATTCAGTGAATCAGCAGAGCACCAGACAAAACGAAGTCCCACAACGACAAAAAACTGATGCCCTGCTGACAGAATTGATTCAAATGGCAACTGAACGAAAAGCAAATTAGTTTTTAATTTATTCGATGCTATTCAATACTCTCATTAGCGTCAGCTTCCCTGCCGACAATACCCCAACGAACGGCACTCAGCAGGCACAGCAATTCGCAGTCAAGAGCGTGGTTGTCCTTCTTGCCCTGCGGAAGAATCCACATCGGCTTACCTGTGCGTCTATCCTTTACTCGGACTTCTGAGTTCAACTGCTCGACGTATTCGGTGCTGGCGTCTCGTCCATAGGTCAAAAGTTTTCGACTGCGGAGTCCGTGCAGTAAGTCCTTACCAGCTAAATTCGACCACACCACAAGTTCAGCCCGAGTCGTTAAACCAGGGACAAGGATGCGTTGCTTCTCGGAATAAAACCGCCGAGTCGTCTTTCCGTCTTTATCGGTCGAGGCAAAATCCTCCTGTCCGCTACCACGAGCACACTTCCACTTTCGCTTAGCGGTCTCACGATAGACCTCTTGCGTGTTGTCTCCTGAATCTACGAAAATTAACGCTGGATGGATCGCATGATTTTTCAGAAATTCCTCAACGCCCTGCCAAGTCTCGACCTTACTAAAGGCTCGCAATCTGCTATGACCCTTAATCCCCCAGCTCCGCACAGCCACCCAGAAGTGCCCTCTCTGCACGTCCACACCAGCCGTCCTGAAGTTAATACTTCCAGCAGGAGCACCCTCGCGCTCATGCAGTTTCCCTCGTGGCGTTAAAACAGCCTCACCAGCCCAATCGTCCAAAAGGTTGTATTCGCTCGCCACTGCGTCCGTAACAATCTGACCGCCCTCTTCAGACCACGGCAACGCGAGTCGCTTTTGCTTAAAGATGCGTCGGGGCTCTTCGTCACCGAAAACATCGTTCGCCTCAGAAGCCTTAATCATCATTGTCGCAAGTTCCCCCCACGACATCGTTGCGAGGCTGTTCCAGTGCAAACCGATGTGACCTTTATTCGAAGACATCGCAGTCTGCACAAAAGTTCCGTTTTTGTTGCACTCAAGTCGAGTAGCGTTTGTATCAGGTAATCTCTCGTTGCATCCTTGGCACTCGTAAGTCGTTCCTTCTGACACCTTAATCAAGTCCCACGATCCAGAAGCCTTAGCATCATCAGGGAATCTGATTTGTTCCCACAGCCATGGTTGCAACTTATTGCATTTCGGGCAACAGAAGTTCCAATCGCGTTGGTCGGTTTGCTCGTGCAGCTGATGGAATTCCTGACCGCTCCTTCCGCCCTGCGACATAAAGATTCGCTTACCCATCCAGCCGAACGCAGTAACCCGAGCCGAGGCTTCCGCTAAGTGACCTTGTGGAGCAAGCCAGCACTCATCAGCGAGCACATATCTCAGACTCAATCGTTGCAAATTGCTTTCATTCCAAATCCCTCGGCAATAAATCGACATGCGGTCAAAGTCCGCCACGACACTTCTATCTTGGTCTGCCTCAGAAATTCTCGACTGCACCGCTGGGCTGTTTTTCCAAAGCGGTCGCAAATATCGCAACATGAAGTCCTTCGCCTCTGGGTCGTTCGCTTGCAGAATCATCATCGGTCCTGGTTGGTTCGCAACGACGTAACAACTGAACAGACGTGCGAATAAACTTTTGCCCGATTGAATCGAGGCGAGCACAGTCAGCAATTTCGTTTCAGGGTCTGCTGCGATTCTCAAAGCCTCAGCAATCCATGGCGTGCGTTCGCTACGAAACGGTCCGGGCATCGGGCTATCAGGAACGCTGTGCACGTTGTCCTCGAGCCAATCGACGATGTCTCCTGAGTCTGGTGGACGCAGAATCTCACGACCGATTTTTATGAGTTCAAGTTTGTTCATTCGCTCTGGGACATCTCCGCTCGCACCTTCCGCACCCAGCCGTCGAGCACCTTAACCGCCTTCGCTGGGTTCTCTGGGTTGCATTGTTCGGCACAGTCGAGGCCGAGCTTATCAAGCCGAGTCAAAATTTCTGACATCAACTGCGTCATCGCTTCTCTGGATTCTGAAGCCTTGATGAATTGCCTTGCTTGCACCGCTCGTCGCTCCTGCTCCTCTTCGAGATCCAACAGAGTCTTGAGTGACTGATTGTAAGCCGTCTGAAACTTACCCTGATTCGGGTCTCTGTCACGAATTGACTGCTCCCAAACCTGACCAGCAAGATTCACCTTAATCCTGTGCGAGTTAATTCTCTCGGCGATGCTTCCGTCGTCCAGCGTCTCGACCACCTCTGGAGCAATTCGCCTGCGTTCGTCTTCTCTCGCCTGACGCCAAGCGAGCACTGACTCCATCGAATCGTCCGGCATACCTTCCTTGCGTAACGCTGACACCCGAGCAACCGACACCCCGAGGGCAGATGCGATTTGTCCGTTGGTTAATTTAGGCATAGATGCTGGTTTTTCTTTGGCTGTT